TAGTGCCTCTGCCAAGTCTCAGACCCTTGCAGATCAGATTGCTACTAGCGCACTAGGTCAGCTTTACGAGGAGAAGGATGGAGATGTCTCTTATGACGATGCAGATCACAGATCTAACACTCTTGCAGCAAATGGCTATACTTTCCTCGATGGCTCATTCGCATCACCATCCTCTATCAAGTCCACAACTCAGATTGCTCGCATCCGTAACAGCCTTATCTATCGCTATGCCACAGGATACGCCAGCACCTACAGTACCTCTGATGCAGACTCTATAGCCTCTTACGGCCTGTTTGAGCGTTCATTTGACTCTAACATCAAGAACCTTGCAGACATTACGGATATTGCCAATAGAGAACTTAATCTAAGGCGTGTGCCTAAAGGCTCACTAGGAGCAATTACTTTCCGTCTAGATAATCCAGACATGACCACGGCAATGCTTAACAGCCTTGTGGGAGTTTATTTTGGTCAGCCTGTCCTTATTAACAACTTGCCGAGCAACCTACTTGGTGGCACTTTTGAAGGCTTTGTGGAGAATGTAGCTCTTAGAGCCACACCTAGTTATGTCGAAATAACCCTTTACATCTCAGCTACAGAGTTCTCATTATCAACGACACAATGGGATACAGTTTTGCCTAGCACAATAACATGGGCAACCACAAATGCTACACTTATCTGGAACAACGCGACAGGAGCACTATCTTAAATGGCAACATCACCGATCTATAGCTGGCCAGAGCCAGACAATACAGATCTAGTAAAGAATGGCGCGTTAGCGATTCGCACACTAGGCAATGCTATTGACACCACAATGGGCACAATGGTTGCTAAAACCGTTGTAGATGCTAAGGGTGACCTGATCGCAGGCACAGCTGCCGACACAGTAAATCGCCTAGCTGTAGGGAACAATGGCGAAACACTTGTAGCAGATAGTTCCACATCAACAGGCTTGCGCTATCAGGCAACTCAGGCTGCTGGTAAGAATTATTTAATTAATGGCGGACAAGATATATGGCAAAGAGGTACTACTTTTTCTTCTGCTCAATATACTTCTGACAGATGGTTTATCACTTCCAGTAGCGGAACACTTGTTGGAAGTCGTTCAACCGATGTTCCTACAAGTCCATATTTTCAATATTCTTATTCAATGGCTGGAACATCGGCTCAAAATGTGCAAATCTATCAAAACATTGAATCTGCTAATTCAACTTTATTTGCTGGTCAATCAGTTACTTTAAGTGTATGGGCAAAAAATAGTGCTGGCACAACAAAACTTAGTTATGTGGGCTTATATCCAACGGCTGTTGATAATTTTACATCTACAACGACAGATGTTTCAGGTGATTTGACTGCGACTTCTTGGTCAGGTTCTTGGACAAAGTATTCGGTTACATTTACCGCTAATGCTTTAGCAACTCGCGGTTATAAAATTATCCTTTATCGCAACGGCACGGAAACCAGCACTACTTTATTAACTGGTATTCAGTTAGAAATTGGGTCGGTCGCCACTGCTTTCACTCGAGCAGGTGGAACAATTCAAGGAGAATTAGCCGCTTGTCAGCGTTATTACCAGCGTTTCAATGATGCCGCTACAAGTGCTACTTCTTACGCCAATGGACAGGCTTCAAGCACAACCGCTGCTTACTTTATCCTCAACCTTTTAACCACAATGAGAGTAAAGCCAACCACACTAGATGTTAATTTAATTCGCGCTACGGATTACAACACAGGCTTTACGCCAAGCGGTTCTTTCAGTATCTATAGCGGTGGAACAAGCCCAGAAAAGGTCGCGCTGACTGCATCTACTTTTACTGGCTTGACCCAGTATCGCGCTTATGTCTTGGAGTCAGCAGGTTCAACCGCAGCCTACATCGGAATTGGAGCAGAACTATGACCGTCACTTACGAAACTTTTGAGCATCGCACAGGTGTTGAGGAAGTAGCCATTGTTACTAATCAAGATGGTTCTTACACTTCAATGTCAAAGGCTGATTATGACAAACAGCAAGCGAAACAATCCACACCAATTCTGTCGGATGAAGCCAAGACTAAGTAAAGCTGCATCACAGCTAAGGGAACAGGTCGATGACTCATTCCCAGATCGTGACCGCACATCGGATGGTTGGATCGGTGATACCCGACACGCTGCTCGCAAGTCTGATCATAATCCAGATGAGCAAGGTTGGGTTCGTGCCATTGACATCGATCGTGACCTATTCAAGGGGTCAAAGCCAGACATTATGGGCGATCTTGCAGATCAACTTCGTGCCCTATCAAAGTCAAAAGCGGACACGCGTATTGCTTACATCATTTTCGATGGACACATCTGCTCCAAAGTCCTTAACTGGAAGTGGCGCAAGTACACAGGGGCTAACAAACATGTTAAGCACTGCCATGTCAGCTTTAAGAAAGAAGCTGATAATGATGGGGCTTTTTTTCAAGTATCTATGTTAGGCGGAGAATAATGAACATGAAGCATCCAGTAGTTATCGCAGTCGGAGCCTTCCTAGCAGTATGGGGAACGACATCTAACTTCTCTCTAGACTATCGCCACATTCTAGGCGCGATCGTTGCAGGAGTGTTCGGGTATGCGAGTCCTAAGAAGTGAGCCAAACAGATTTCTTTAGCCTTTACATAAGCACCTTGCTAGTCATTGGTGGTCTTGCAGGCTATGTCATTACTCATCTGCTATCAGAGATTAAGCGACTCAATCAGCGTGTCGATGAGATCTATAACATACTTCTAGAGCGATAATTTTGTCATGGCTAAAAAAAGGGTTATAGATCTTGACACCTATAGCGCGTTAGATGTATGGGCTATCAGCTTGCAGGAAATGTATCGCGCACTACGCAGAGCAGGCTTTCCTGTTGATTTAGCACTGGCCGTAATTGTTGAGCCAATGGCTTATCCTCGCTGGATTTTACCTGAGCCAGCTGAAGTAGAGAAGTTTGGCGATTACGAAGATGAGGATGACGATTAAGCGAATAGTCGTAGTCTCGGACTTACAAGTCCCTTACCATGACAGGGTTGCAACCCGTAACCTTGCTAGCTTCATCACAAAGTTTAAGCCAGATCAAGTTGTCACAATAGGCGATGAAATTGACCTACCACAGATAAGCAAGTGGGAAGAGGGTCGGATGGGCAGTTATGCCCAGACCCTAGATGATGATCGTAACGAGGCTGTGCAACTTCTTTGGGATTTAGGCGTTACAGATTGCATCCGTAGCAACCACACAGATCGCTTATATAATATCATTATGGCTAAAGTGCCTGCTTTCGGTGCATTGCCAGAGCTTCGCTTTGAGAAGTTCATGAAGTTTGATGAGCTAGGCATTACCTTCCACAAGAACCCTATGGCGATTGCTTCTAACTGGATTGCAGTTCATGGAGATCACACACCAATCAAGCCACAGGGGGGCTTATCAGCCCTAGAAGCGGCTCGTAGGCATGGTAAGAATGTCATCTCAGGTCATACACACAGAGCAGGCAGATCGGCCTTCTCAGAGGCCTCTGGAGGCCGTATAGGGCGTGTTCTGCATGGTGTTGAGGTAGGCAATCTGATGGACTTCAAGCAGGCCCACTACACGAAAGGGTCGGCCAACTGGCAACAGGCTTTCGCCATCATGTATGTGCATGGATCTAAGGTTCAGGTTGATCTAATTAACATTGAGAAGGACGGCACATTCATTGTGTCTGGGAAGTCATACGGCAGACCCCGATAATCGTTACCGTTTCGTTACCTAAATGTGTTAGACATTGTCAGATAGGCATGAGACTCTAAGTCTGTAAGCAGTCAAGGGCACTGCTACAGATAGGTACAAAAATGAACGCAACAGATGTAAAACTACAGTTCTGTAATACTTGTGATAAAGCAACTCACAGCTCAGCAGTTACATACCACTATGCAAACCCTTGCACAGCACTTTTAAATGGTTGGGATTGCATGCACTTTGAGGCAGAAAATCTATTTTGCCAATGCGAGGTAGCAGCATGATTAACTCAGTAGTAATTATAGGAATGATTGGATTGCTTTTGATTTCCAATGTTCTGTGGTATTCACAGGGTTTTAAGGATGGTCGCAGAGAAGGCTGGCACAAGGCTCGCAATCTAGGGCGCAGCTTGGCCGATAAATGAGAGCGAATGAAATCTTACTAACAGCCACCGACACGATTAGAGATCGTGGGCTTCAGTATGGACATCCTGCAGACAACCTAGAACACACAGCCATGCTGCTAAGTGCCTACTTAGAGATGCCTATCCATGATTATCAGGTGGCAGGCATTATGGTCTTGGTTAAACTGGCTAGGACAAATCAATCAGCACAGCACATAGACAACTGGATTGATCTATGCAGCTATGGCGCACTAGCTGGGCAACTGGCCACAGAGGAGAACGAGCTTTATGTTTAATTTAGCCGATTACGAGACAGTCGAGGTGAGACTTGAAAAGTTTATTAAGGACTATCCAGATTTCCGCATTGCAACTGAGCTGGAAGTTGTCGAGAAAGATAGATACATTGTTAAAGCGTATTTATACAAAACTTCTACAGATAGCGTTGCGTGGACGACAGGATACGCGGAAGAAAAAGTTACTGATAGAGGTGTTAATAGCACTTCAGCATTGGAGAATTGTGAGACTTCAGCAATCGGCCGCAGCCTTAGCGCTGCAGGTTATGCTGCTAAAGGAAAGCGTCCAAGCCGCGAAGAAATGACAAAGGTAGTAGCACAAAAGCCTGTCAAGCCTGCTGTTGCAGATGTGCAGGACTATTGGACTACTCCTGTCAATGAATATATAAAGGTAGTCGATGCTCCAGTAACGCTTGAAAGGGCTATGGAAAACATTGCAGCAGTTATGGGAACAGAAGAAGCTGCTGAAGTACCACAATGTAAGCATGGATCTATGGTTTGGAAAACTGGACACAGCACAAAGACTGGCAAAGATTGGGCAGCGTATCAATGCACAGCTCTAGGTCATGCAGGCTTTGAGGGTAAGTGTCCAGCAGTATGGTATGTGTTAGGCAGTGATGGTAAATGGCAACCACAGAAAGCGAGAGTATAATGGAAGAAAGATGGACACCTTTACACATTAATTGGATTAACGCGGTGTGGAACTTCGGCAAGCGAGTGTTTATATGCTCATGGAAAGGCCATGATTATTGTGAGCCTTATTGCTTTACATGTTGGAAATACTCTAGGACGGAGATCTAATTATGGGACATGTCGGAATTAAGATCAATGGTGAATGGCTTGACCTTATGTCAGCCTTTATCGCGTGTCAGCTATGCAATGAGCCAGTTCAGATCCGTGAGCTAGAGAATATCTCATCTGACTCAGTAAATGGCATTGTTATCTGGCAATGCGGTAAATGCACAGCAGTCAATGGATAACATGATCAAATGCTCCAGATGTGGAGATCTGACGCCAGAATCTGAGTTGTTAGAACTTCATGCTTGGTGGGTTTGTGGCATTTGTTATGACGAACTGTAATGGCTAGTCAAGCAAGGAAACACAGAGGTTTCCGCACTGAGCGTGTTGTAGCTGAGTACCTATCGACTCAGTGGGCAGGCGCATGTGTGGGAAGGGGTAGTGGCAAAGATATTGTTAATGTGCCGTTCGATGTTGAAGTCAAAGCCCGCGCTGGATTTCAACCTCTTGCATACATTAAACAATTAAAGGCTCGGACATCTATTTCGGGGGAATTAGGATTCGGAGTCATACGGCTAAATGGGCAAGGAGAAGATGCAGCGGAGTATGCCTGCATTATCAGACTAGCTGATCTATTGCCACTACTCATATTAAAGTACGGTCACTTAGACAATCAACCCACAGAGGCAGACATAGACCGATGCTCTGGATGTGGGTCATACATGATCAGGAGATGCTTAACTTGCCAACCTATGACTACCGATGCCAATCCTGCAATCTATCTCAAGAAGTCACTCATGGATTCGACAGTAGACCAGTAGTGCCAT